CTTTGCATTTGGATTATACAAAGGTCATTATACTTATCCTATGGTGGCGCAATTTTCAACTGGAATATTGGCGCACTTTTCAATTAGTATCTACACCACATACAAAGCAAATATTACATCCATAACAGATAATTTCACCCTACATTTCTCAACCACAGCCGGTTACTTCCTAGCCATTGTGTATGCTTCCATCACTCTTGACCGTTCCCCCAATTTCCCCGGTTATGAAAGATATCAGGTTTACGACAATGCCAACAAATCATATAAAGTGCACGAAGACAGATACTATCATGATACAGTGGATGATATGTATTATCATGCAGTTTATGATGACGGTTCAAAAAAGACCTCGTTACTCGAATGCCAGCTTTATGATATCGGACTATCCGACTATGAGGGTGTACAGACTTTCGGAGGGACAATAATCTCCGTTGAGACTGACTCCGGTTCATTCACAGGTCCAGTGGATGAATCCAATATCCTGTATGTACGTAGAAGCAAACAATTCATGTATTCGGACAATGACAAATATTACAGTTCTTTCACCGGTTCATCCAATTATAACATTGCGGACCGCGCTAGAACGGATATGGTATTTTTTACAAATGAGCAATATTATGTGATTGTCGGTACCAGCCTTATGAAATGCACTTTGAAGGAAAACGTGAATGAGGGTGAGAAGGTTCCTTATGTCGTATTCAAGCATCGTGATGAGGTTTTCGGAAGTACCAATCTGAAAACCATACACTCCATATCAGAGCCTGAATACTCCGTTGACAGCAGCCGGATTTATTCCGAAATTGAAATTGGCTATGAGAAACAGGATTATGATCTTGGAAACAATGGCAATGATGAGTTCAATTTCAGCACCACCTATACAACAGGTGTAACACTGAACAACAGCAAACTGTCGCTTATATCCCCATACCGTGCCGATTGTTACGGATTTGAAGAGCTCATAGGGAAACGGGGTGAGGAAACAAGCAGTTCTGACAGCGACAAACAGGTGTTTGCCGTAAAATGCATCAACAACGGGGGAAAATATATTGTAGACCGAACCATTATGGTTGAAGGTGCCTATACCAACAGCGTATTCAATGCACCGCTGGCTCCTGTCTATATGATTGAGGCGAACAAACGTTATCTGGCTTCCTTCACCAGCCTGTTAAAGTTCGCATCAACTGAAGGTAATGCCGGCATCAAACTGGATGGCAGGGCTGTGAATACAGACATCTCCTTGGATGACCCGCTATTCGGTCCTGGAAATATCAAATTTTCCACAGACAGCTTCATTTTTCCGGAAGATTGGAACAATACGATTGTACAGATAGAATGGAACGGAATGATTTTCAAGGGGAATCTCATGTCTCTGGATGTCAAGCCGCAAGAAACCGAAGCACTTAAATATGAATTGATAGAGATAGTGTAAATTATGTATATAGTAAGTCCGTTCACTCCTATTTTTTTCAAGCCTTCTACAGATATGTGCAGGGCTTCCGGCAAATATATGCAAATATTCGCCCCGTCTGATGAAGTCATGATACAGGTTATAACACGCTCCGAATCACGACCGATTACAGGCAAGGTTATCAACATAGTGACCGGTCATGAAACAGTCATTGACTGGCAAATATGGAGCATGAACCATACTGATAAGATTTATTATCATGTTCTGACCGCACTGGCTGAAGGATGTTACCGCATTGATATCAACGGGATGGTTTCCGAACCTTTCCGTATCACGTCTGACACGTCTGAATTATCCCGAACCACCCTTATACAGTATTCGATGAAGGACAACCGACAAAGGCAGGATGCTGTCTTTTGGATTTCCGACACTCAGTATTTCTTTGACTGGCGTGCTCCCGGCGGTTTCATGGATGACAACTGGGTATTCGGTGTGAATAATGAACAGTTCACCACATATGATAACAATCTGTCTGAAATTTACGCATTGGAAACTACCCAGAAGACATTCACGCTTGGTAACGCACAAGGATGTCCCGTATGGTTCGGAGAGTTACTGAACAGAATCCTCTGCTGTACTTATGTCTATTTTGAAGGGGAACGCTTTATACGGGCTGATGCCAATGTCCCTGAAATGAGCCAGCCTATTGAGGGTTATAAGAGCTATATCTTCAAACAGATACTGCAGAATATAAAGATTGTGGACTATACAGAAAGCGAGAACCTGATAAAGATACGTCGGGTTGATGACAAAAGTTTTAGAAAAGTTGCCAATAAAATATTGACTGTATGACGGAACTTGAATTACAGGAACTCACCGATAAGATCATAGCTAAGCTAAAAGCTGACAGCCTTACTATAGACCAGTTGACACAAACCAATGTGTTAACCGGCATGGATTTTCTGGAACTGAACAGCGGGCGCAAAGTTTCATTAGATGATTTACGCAAGTTCATCCGTGGCTATGGCATTTATCTTGAGATTATTTCCAAACTGGATAATGAAACAATCCCCACCGACAACAATGTATTCTCATCTCTTCGTGTCCTGTTTGAAATCTCTAAAGCGCTTGAAGAACTTAAAAAAATATACCTACGTAAGGATCAGGATGATGAAACAAAATATCTACTAAAACTCTTGGGTGGGGCAAAAATAGGTAAAAGTCTTACTGTCGGTGACTTTATCACCGGTGTTCAGGGCGGTTACATCGGTGAGGACGCCCGTGCCGAACTAGAAGAACTGAATCTTCGGACAATGGTAAAGTCAGACAATTTTAAGGCTGGTTCCCTTGGTACTGGATTTATGTTGAAAACAGATAAGAAAACAGGAAGATCGTACCTAGAAGTGGATGAGTTGTTTGTTCGCATACGCGCCCTGTTCACCGAACTTGAAATAAGAAAACTTACTTACGCTGGCGGAAATTGGATATTCAGTGCGGCCGGTATGACCTGTGAACGTGTTGAAGAACTAGAAGATGTTTACAGATGCTATTTTTCATCTATAGATGCAGAAAAGGAAGTAGAAAATGAGTTTAGAGTTGGAGACCAAGCCAGATGCCAAGAATTTAATGTAAAAACAGGAACAAGTCAAAATGTATCAAATAGATATTATTGGAGACTTGTTGTTGGTGCAGGTGATAATTATATAGATTTAAGTAAAACAGATTGCGATTCCGGGAGTGATGCACCAAAGGCAGGTGACTCTATTGTACAATTAGGTAATCGTAGTGATAAAAAAAGACAAAATGCCATTATTATTTCTGCATACGGAGAGGGCTCACCGTCCTTTACGCAACATAAAGGGATTAATTCATATAGTCTTAACGGAACGGAGAAGACAAGAATATCTCCGGAAACAAATATTCTTACAGGAGAATTCCATTTCGAAACAGGTGAGGATGTAAAAGATGAAATTGATGCTGCGAAAAACACTGCCAATTCTGCTAACAGCGCTGCTATTGCCGCAAATAAAATTGCAGAAGAGGCGAAGAAAAATGCTGATTTGGCAAAAAGCGAATCAGAAAAGGCAAATAGTTTATTAGCTGATATTGCAAATGATAATAAACTTACAGCACAAGAAAAGCAAGAAACAAAAAAAGAATGGGATATTATTGTTTCGGAAAAACCTAAGAATGACGTTTCCGCTGATAAATATGGTGTATCAAAATCGGCATATGGCAATGCATATAACGCACTGAGCGGTTATATTACACCATTGTTAACCTCTTTATCAACTACAAGCGATATAGTAGGTACCGATTTTCGTGCTAAATTCAAGGCTTATTATGATGCCAGAACGGATTTGCTTAATGCTATATCTGCAAAAGCCAAAGAGCTAGTAGATGCCGCTGATAATAAAATAGAAAGTGTAAAAACTGAACTTTCTGCTGTTGATGGAAAAATAACTTTGGCAGTTAAAACAGCTAAAGAAGAAGCTATATCTTCATCTAAGGCATATACGAACTCCGAGATAAAAGTTGTAAAAGATCAAATTGCATTGAAGGTTGATAGTACAACTTTCAATGCCTTGAATCAAAAAGTAACTGAGCAGGGGTCACAGATAGCGCTCAATAAAAATAATATTGAGCAGAAAGTCAACAAATCAGATTTCAATGCACTTGGAACAAAGGTATCTAATGCAGAAACAAAAATCACCCAAAATGCCAATAAAATTCAACAGAGAGCGACGAAGTCCACTGTTGACGCTTTGACAGGACGTGTAACTACCGCTGAATCTAAAATTACGCAGAATGCCAATAGTATATCATTAAAGATTACAGCTTCTGAAGCCACAAATATCGCAAATAATGCTGTAAACAATTTACAGATTGGCGGAACAAATTTGTTGGTTAACACAGACTTTTTGCATAATAGGGATTATTGGTCTGGCGGTGATGTGGATTCAAGTGTAACCTTGCAAGGAAGAAATTCTTTAAGAATGATAACATCAGGCCTTACGGGTGATTCATGGCGAGGTGGAGAACAGATCAACACACCTTATTTAAGTGCAAAACAAGGAGATGTGTTTACCATAAGCTTATTCTCTCGTACAGACAATATCAGCTCATTCGACAGAGGGGCTAGTATGGAAATACGCTATTATAACTCATCCGGCAGCAGAATAACGCAGTCTGGTTTTAATATAAAACCTAGCACAAATAACACTTGGACCAGATTTGCAGGTACAGGCACGTGTCCTGCCGGTACTGTGAAAGTCAGTGCAGTATGGTATAACGTGAGAAATGGCAGAATATGGGTAAACGGCATAAAACTTGAAGTTGGTAAAAAAGCTACTGATTGGACAAGAAGCCCGCATGATTCTCCAACCACTCAAGATGTAAAATCATCATTTACGATTGATACTGGCGGTATATCCATGCTCGGAAAGAAATTATCCTTGACAGGTATGGTCACTTTCAATTCTCTTGCCAGCGATGCACAGGGGAAGATTAATACGGCACAGAGTACTGCAAACACAGCTAAATCAGCCGCTGAAACAGCTAAGTCTACTGCGGATGGAGCTAATTCAAAAGCAACGACTGCACAGAATACTGCAAACACCGCTAAATCAACAGCCGATAGTGCCAATTCAAAAGCAACAACAGCACAGAATACGGCTAATACGGCAAAGTCTACAGCTGATGCCGCAAAGACAGCAGCGGCAAATGCACAAAGTAGAGCAGATGCTGCTTATAATAAAAAGATAGAACTGGCACAACTTGGAACGACTGTAATATCTGGTGGCTTTATTAAAACAAGCCTTATAAAAGCAGATGAAATAATAGTAAGTAAACTAAGTGGTGCGACTGGTACATTCAAACAGTTGCAAGCTGTCGGTAGCGATGGAAGCGTAAAAGGAACACTCAGACTTGATGGAGATAGATTATGGTATGATGGTGACCAATATCAGCAAGGTACAAAAGATGGCCGTTCATTGCGTTACTATCTGTCTGACGCATGGGTTCGTGGTAATTTTGGAGCACGTACCAGAACCACGCTTCTTGTCCAGGGAAGCAGCGGCTATTTTTATCCGAAAGGTGCGGATAAAGCAGGTGTCTATAAAAGCTTTGAAAGAGGTACAGCGAGCGATGGTAGGACATACTATAAACTTCCATGTTATGGTACAGAAGGAGATTATTCTGGTATGCCTGTAGATCTAATTGTATTTAACGTAACATCATCAAATCAACACTTTTATGAATTGCAACTTGCAGTAACACAAAAAGTGAACATGATAAACTGCAATAATAATTATACAAATGTGCTTATATATTGCAATGGAAATTATCCTGGATTGCCAGGCGGTTCTGTACATTATGCATGGAATGTTTTGCCATTCATGAATCCGCAACCAACTGCAAATGTTCTAGGTAGAGGCTTATTGTTTGGAGGTTCTAATGATAATGATTGGAGATAAAGTATTATGAAAGAAGAAATAAAAGAAATAAAGAAAGATGCTAGTATGCAAGAATATACAATGAATATTAGTACTGATAATGCGGATTATTCTGTGGTATACATAGTAAAAAATGATTTGTTGGTGCAAGTCATAGCCAAGGTAAAAATAGCTGGTACTGATTTAGGAGAGCTGTCATACGAAAATGGTTATGTCAATACTATGAATTTTTCTATCAATGACTTGACACAGCAATTATACCTGAATGATTTTACAAAAATTGTATTCGGCATACGAGACAAAAATAATCTTACGATAATGATACAAATAGCTAAAAACGTATAACAACTTAAAAAAATAAAATTATGGAAGTAAAATCTGTTACAACAATCGTGAGTGCTGAGAAAACAACAGCCAATGCTCGTTATGATGTATCTTACTCAATTATCAAAGATGCATCGTCTGAAAATGCACAACTTCAGTCTGTCTCTGCTGATGTCTATGAGTTGCAGACACTTGAAGACCAAGTAAAACAAGAGAATTTTATAGGAAAGCTTGAAATGCAGTACGGCATAATGGTACCAACCCAGTTTTCTTTTTCCAATAGATATCCTCTGTATGTATCAGAGTTTGTTGATATAATAAATGAGGTCACAGCCGATAAGTGATAACCGAGATTGTCGCAAATCCTGTTTATGAATCTGGGATACAGTGTGTCCCCGCATACAGACAAGGGTTTGTATCGGTTTACTGCCGTAAAGAGAATATTAATGATTGAAAGATGATATGAGAGATGTAATTTACAATTTTATAAATGAGCACATGATGATACACATTGTACTGATAGCCCTGTGTATCGCAGCCACTATCGGTGCAATGTTTGTGGATTTGGTCTCAGGAATAATGAAGGCCAAACAACGCGGGGAGGCAAGAACATCCACGGGGTATAAGAAAACAGCCATCAAGGCGAAGAAGTATTTCACTCCATTTATAGAGTTGTGCTTCATTGATCTGTTATGCTGTGTGGTTATCCCCTTTCCTGTTTTTTCAATGATTTGGACGGGTTACTGCATTTTCTGTGAGTTTAAATCAGTTCGTGAAAAATCATGGGAGAAAGCGGAGTTGCGCAAAGCAGAAAAGACAATGAGTGTGATCATCGAGAACAAGGATGATATTGCCAGGATGGTGGCTCAGATACTGTTTGATGAGGGACAGGGGGCAATCAGTAGGAATAATGAAAAACCGGCCTCGCCAGACCGGTAAACTCAGTTCTATTACATGAAAAAAACATGCTATGTTTTTGTGCAAATATAGCTATATTCTTTTTATGAAAAAACAAAAAGGAGGATAAGAAATGAAGTTTTTTACGATTGCGGAACTCTGCAAGTCAACGACTGCTGACCGCTTGGGTATCAACAACAGATGCA